GTCTGACTCGGAACTGAAGATCATGTTGAAGGAGATGCGTGCAGCAAGATTGGACGGGCCTTCCGGTGACTGAAGAACACTCCAAAGACGAACTCTTGAAACTGGTTGAGATTGAAAAGGTCTTGGCTTCCAGGAAGGGGTCGGACCTGCTCGGGGACATCGACCCGAACGAACGCCAACGAGATTTCATAAACAGTCACAGCAAGGAGTGTATGTTTACCGGCGCAAACCAGGCGGGTAAGAGCACGGCCCTTATGATGAAGTTCACTTACCACATGACTGGTCTTTACCCTTCCTGGTACAAGGGTGTTCGTTTTGATAGGCCTATCAATGCGGCGCTGGGCGGCGAGACTGCGCAGTCTACCAGGGACCTACTGGTCAACAGGTTGTTAGGTCCTCCTGAGAGTCGCGGGTCGGGGTATTTTCCCAAGGGTACTTTTGTCGATTCCGACATAACAAAGATGTCCGGCGGCGTTGCAAATCAGATCGACTACTTCCGAGTGAAGCACCACGACGGGTTAGGTAGGGTCGATGGGTATAGCAAGGCGTATGTATTCTCCTACTCGACGGGGTGGCGCAGGCTGCAGGGGTACTCTCTTGATCTCGTTGCCATCGACGAGGAGCCTGAGTTGTTGGTCTACGAAGAACTCTCTGCGAGGACCAACGCGACCGGGGGGCACGTTGACGTTGCGTTGACACCGCTGATGGGCGAGACCGAACTGTACTTGATGTTCGAGGACCCGGATCAAGATATCAAGGAACTGATCAACTACGACATCACCTGTGCTACCCACATGGATGAAGCGCAGCGCCGTTACCTTTTGAAGAAGTACGAGAACAACCCGCTGGCGGAAGCCCGGTTGTACGGGCGTCCGGTTGCGAGCACTGGTCTCGTCTACAACATTCCACAGCACCTCCTGATGATTGAGGACTTCCCGGTCCCTGCGTCGGCTTCCTGCATCATTGGTATCGACTTGGCCCACACCACCGGCAAGTGGTCTGCGGTGAAGATGGCAACGGAGCGGCAAGCGGGTATCACCTATGTCATTCAGGACTTCAAGGCGGAGGATATAACCGTAGCGGACTTTGCGTCTCGACTACTCGGTATGGGCGCCGGAGTAATACCAGTGGCCTGGCCGCACGACGCAATGCGCAATACCAGTAGCGGTACGGTTGTGGCTCAGTTGAGAGACCTGGGGGTGAACGTCCTGCCCGAGGCTGCCCATATGGTGGACAAGATGACGGGGACGAAGAGCAAGGCGATCATGACGATCATAGAGATCGCCCTGGACATGATGGCTCAGGGTATGCTTTTGTTCATGACTAGGGGGGCGCAGGAACTCCTCTCGGAAATGCGCAGATACAGACACAAGAATGGGAAGATCGCTCCGAGGCAGGAAGATCATTGTATCGACGCGATGCACAAGGCTCTCATGATGTTACACTTAGGCCGGCCTATAGGTGATTCCGGTAAGGCCCGTAGATTCCGAGTAAGGGAAGAAGATTTCTTTGGGGGTAGTGCATGACTGAGATTCAAGAACTAATGGCCCGACTCAAGAAGATGAAGTCGGTGAGATCCGGCCACGAGGGTGCATGGCAGGACATATCGAACTACATGATGCCCTTTAGGGGGGACATAACTACAAAACGGGCAGGCGGTAGCCGCAGAACGAAGCCGGTCTTCGATTCAACGGCGATGATTGCAGCAGATCAACTCGTAAACTTCATGAAGGGCTCTCTTCTGCCTCCATCCCAGGATTGGTTGAGGCTTGAGCCGCCATTTGACTATTCTGAGGACGTTGGGGTTCGATCGGCGTTAGATATTACGTCGCAGAGGGTCTTGGCGAAACTTCAGGACACTAACTTCTACAATGAGTCCACTGCTGCCCTCCGCGACCTCGTAGTTTTAGGAAACTCGTGTGTTTTGGTCGAAGAGGAGCCCGTGAACCCGAGGAACTCCAGCGGGATCGTGTTTGAGGCCGTCCCGATTGGTCGAATGTACTGGTCGCAGGGTAAAGGCGGGCGAATCATCATGATGTGCCGCGAGTTCGAGATGCCTGCGATAGATGCGGCACGGTATTTCGAGAATCCTGGTGAAGATGCAATGAGAAACCTTGACAGCGGCACTCCAATGGAACTTGTGTCTTACTACCAGTTTGTTTACGAAAACGAGAACCGGATTTACGGCGGGTTGCCGTCTAAAACAAATAAAACGTACCGGAGCGTCTACCTCACAGAGTCAGGTGGGGGATCTATAGTAAAAGACGAGGGGTACGACGTGGCTCCTTACGTTGTGAGCAGGCTGCACCGTGTGGACGGCGAGGAGTATGGTCGTGGTCGCGGCCACTTAGCCAGGGCCGACGCTAGAGGGCTAAGTGAACTGCGGAGGCAGATACTCATGGCTGCCGGCAAAGACTTGAATCCGCCGTTGCTCGTGGAGGATGATTCGATGCTTGACATGGACATCGCCAATGGTGGGATCATGGTGACCCGTCCTCCAGTCAAAGTGGCTCCAAACTACTTGCGTAGTGGGGCTGACTACAGTGCTGCAGATAAGATCGCTCGGGACGACAGGGATCAGATCAGACAGGCATTCCTCTCTGACGTTCTTGCGGAACCCACCAGCCAGCCGCGTAGCGCAGAGGAGTCAAGGCAAAGACAGGCCAGGAGCCTTCAACGCCTTGCTGCTGCCGCTGACATAATCAATAATGAGTTCCTTGGTCCGATTGTTGAGAGCGTGATAGGGATCATGGCGCGTCGGAAGGAACTTCCAGAGGCGGTGGAACTAGCCAGCACGCTTGGTGGGAACCTTTCCGGGGTGATCAAGTTCGCTTCTCCCTTCTTCTCTGCCCAGAAGCAGGACTCTGCGGCACGTGTCATGTCGTTCCTGGAGCGCAGGATCTCACTGTTCCAGGCGACCCAGGACCCAGCCTTCATGGAGGATATTGACCCTGACCGCCTCAGAGACTTTGATGCGAACATGAGTGACGTCCCCTCGCGGATCTTCAGGACCCAGGAGGAGATAGACCAGATCAGGGAAGCCCGAGCAGCCAAGGCTGCTGACGAGCGGGTACTGCAACAACAGCAACAGATGCAGGCCGTGGAGCAGCCACCAGAAGGAGGACCACAGGGTGCCCAACAACAAGCCCAGTAATATCACAGACAAGTACGTTGCGACCTTTGAGTCACCTGCTGGTCAAGAGGTTCTTGAACACCTGAAGAAAATGCTCGGTGTGGAGGACACGCTTGAACCAGAGGAGTTCTTGAACATGAGCAAGGAGGCCGAGGGGGAAAGGGACCGAGTGTCGATAGACCCGATCGCCATGGCTAAAAGGCTTGGTCAGCGCACGGTTTACTGGAAGATAGTAGCGATTATTCGCTCGGGGAAGGAGAGCAAGGATGAGTCTTGAGGACCACCTGCCTGAAGATTTTGATGGTCGTGAGGGTTTCCTGGAGAAGTTCAAGGACGTGCCCTCGTTGGCGAGGAGTTACAAGGAGTTGCAAAAAAGTCTCGGTTCTTCCGTGAGGGTGCCGGCTCCCGAGGCCAGCCAGGAGGAACGATCGGCGTTCTTTCAGCGTTTGGGGGCGCCGGACTCTCCAGAGGGATACGAAGAACTGGAAGGGGCTGAAGAATGGTCGAAGACAGCAAGAGCGGCAGCGCACCGAGCGCACCTGACAAAGGACCAGTGGAAGACGCTGGGGGCGATACAGGTAGCGGAATCAGCGCAGGAGCGGGAGGGATTAGAGCGGGGCTTGTCCGACTCACAGGAAAGTGCTCGATCCAGGTACGGAGACCAGTACGAGACGATGGTGGAGAAGGCAAAGAAGGCGATGGAGACCTTGTCGGAGAAAAATGAGCACCTAGCCCCCTCGTTGGAGGGGATTGATCTGCGGGACGCTGGCGCATTGGAACTTTTTAGCATGGTTGGAGATATGATGGCAGATGGGAGTAGCCCGGTTGACGGTGGGACCGCAGAAGCGACCCCGGAAGGTGGGAACGACATTGAACTGGCTATGCGGATACGGGAACTGATGAAGATGCCGAGTTTCCAGAACCGCAAAGACCCTGAGAACGAGAAGGTCCAGTATGAGTACCGGGAGAAACTGAAGGAACTGAAGGCCAGGGGATACCACAGCGTGTTCGACCCCCGGTTGAAAAATAATCCGTGGTAAGTGGTTGCACGCCGGTTTGTATGGTTGTATAGCAAACAAATGCTTGACAACCCTATTCGTGGGGCCAGGCAAGACCGCAGGATAGACTGCCGAGTATGGTGAGCGTTATCGCCAAGGTGGGCCCAGGTGGCTGGACAACCTCCCGACTAAAGTAATAACTTTTGTTTGGAAGGAATGTCCAAATGGCATATCCATCTTATGGTGCGGGCTCGCCGCTTGCTGGGGGAGCAGCCCCAACCGCCGAGACCACCTACGTCGATCTGTTCAAGACGGCATACGCCGACACGATCCGCATGAAGACCCAGAATACAGACTCGGTCCTTTCCGACACCTGTATTCCTGAAGTCCTCTTCGGTGACCCATTGATGCTTGACTCCTACAAGGCTGTGGAGAATCTGGTGCAGCGTGATCGCAACCAGCAGTACGGCGCTGAGTCGAACGACCTCAAGTACGAGACCACAGGGAACGAGCGTCGTCAGTTGACCCCGGAG